TCCTGACCTGGGGCTGAGTGGTAGGCCGTGTGGGACTCGAACCCACAACCAACGGATTAAAAGTTCACCCCGCGACGTGCCGCCGGGTGATGGCGGATGACGAATTCCCGCTCCTTCGCAGGTCAGGCCCCTAGGGCCCCTCCCCTTGTGTGCCAGCCGATACCGGCTGAGAACAACGGGTCCGTACCCAACGACGTACCCAACCCCCGGCACGAAAACGGCGCCGCCCCGGTGCAGCAACACCGGCACGGCGCCTGTGCCTAACCCCCTTCACACACAAGGGAGATCAGACCCATGCCCGACCGTACCCCCTCCTCGAGCGAGCTCCGCGCGCTCCTGGCCGCCGTCCTCGAAGCGATCGCCATCCCGCACCCCGCCACCATCGGCGACGGAGAGGCGCACGGCGCGGTTCTCGCGGACCGTGTCATGCACGCCCGCATCGCCCTGGAAAACGTCCTCCAGCGTGGTGACGACGCCGGTTGGTCCGCCGACTACCTCCGGGCCCGCCTCGGCGAGCACCCGCCCACCGGCTACCGCGCCGCCGGTACGCCGCGCAGCGAGGGGGCCGGCAAGTGAGCACCCCTCCGAAGGTCGGTTCCCGCCCGTCCGTGCGCGTCGACGAGGAACTGTCCGACGACCTGGCCGTGATGATGCGCACCGGCATGACCGTGTCCGACGCCGTCCGACACGCTGTCTCGATCGTCGCGGGCACCTACCGCAACGCATGGTCAATGGGCGTCGTCCCGGACGGCATCGAGCCGCACATCACGCAGTGTCTCGTGATGCCGTCCGACGCCGTGTCCGACGCGTCCGACAGGCGCTGACCTGCCGTGTTCCCCGCGCTGTTCTTCGCTGGCTCCGCGCTGCTCGCGCTGTTCGGCCTGTGCGCCGTCGCGCTGTCCGACGTCCCCCGCATCACCGGGACTGTCGCCCTGATCTTGACTCTCGCCGCGCTCGGCGTGGCCATCCTCCACTGAGGACACCCATGAACATCGTCACCCTCGGCGGCGTGACCGTCGGTCTCGCGCTGCTCATCCTGAACGGCCTCCAGTGGTGGTTCCGCGAGAAGAAGCGCCCGGCCGCGCTCGCCCCGTTCGCCGTCGCCCTGGCGTACGGGATGCTGCTCATCCTGTCCGCAGGCGGACTCCTCGGAAGCCTCGCCGACGTCACCCTGTGGGGCGCCAACGGCCTCGGAGACCTCGCCTTGGTCTGGGGTGTCGGCGGCGGCACCCAGGACGTCACCCGGGGCGCGCCGGCCGCGCTCACGAACGGCGGGCACGCCATCGTCGTCCTGCTCACCGTGGTCCTGGTCGGCCTGTGGAAGTTCGCAGGGAAGGTCCCCAACGGGAAGATCGGGCAGGGCATCGCCTGCGGCATCTGTCTTGGTCTCTCCGGTGCTGTCGCCGGAGCGGCCGCGGTACCGCTTGCGTCCGGCGCGAACCTTCTCGGCCTCGGCCTCACGGCGGCCCTGTGATGGGCCGCGCCTCGAGCGTCGGGCAACGGCTCGCAGCGGGCACCGGACGGCTCCTGTACGGCATTGGGGACCTGTTCAACGCACCCACCGGTTGGGGACTGTTGGGCCGGATCGTCGCCGTCGTCGCGGGCGTGTCGTTCGCCGGCGGGCTCCTCGCCCGCCTGCCCGGACTGGTCTACGCGATACCGGTCGTCTGGGCGATCGCCGCATGGCGCGTGTCCGATTCGTCCGCCACTCCCCCACCGCTACCGGACACCCCTTCCGGTGACGTTTACGCAGGTGAGCGCATGGAAGTGGCGAGAGTGGTTCCGATCGCGGAAGGGGTTGGCTGCATTCTGCACCCAGTGCGTGAGGAGGTGAGCGAACCGTGATCGTCCGACTCCTCAGCTACGCCTACTGCGACATCTGCGGTTGGTGGTCCAAGCCCGGCTGCGGGCACTGACCCAGCACACAGAGAGCCCCCGAGGCGGTTGTCTCGGGGGCTCTTCGCGGCAGGCGCCCTGTACTGCTCGCCATCGGGCGACCGCTTCCGCGCCGGAGGCCAATCCAGTACGGGCACTATGGGCAGGCGTACACGTCGGCGCTCAGGTCGTGCGCGCCGGCGCGGCCGACGGCCCGGCCAGCAAGGACGGCGCCCGCGGTGAGCCGCCGGCCGCAGGCGTAGCAGTGCCACCCCTTGCCCTGCTGATAGGTCAGGTCACCAGCCGGCGGGATCGGGGCATCCCGGCACCGGCGGGGCCTTGTGGTCGGCGAGATGTCCACGGCGGTCACCACTGCGGATCACGTCCCGTGTTCGTCCACCGAACCTGTCGGTAGCAGTGGAAGTGATCGCCCGTGTGGCCGGGTGACTCGGTGCAGTGCAGATGCCTGCTCGGGTGCTTGGCGAAGCATGGGCCGGGAATGGGGACCGGCCGCACGGTGTCGAGAACCGGCGACCAGAGCCGCGGCGTTTGGCCCGTCGTGCGCGGGCTCATCCGAAGTGCTCCGCCTTGATCGTGCCCAGCAGGGCGTACAGCACCGGCACGCCGCGCTCTTCGGCGCAGGCCCGGTGGGCGTACACCGAGAGGCCGGAGCCAGACGCGGCGTCGTGCTGTCGGACGCACACATCCGGGTTGCCCTCTGAGCAGTACGCACAGTCTCGTCTCTCATCAGCCATCGCTCACCCCGGTCTGATCAGTGGTCAGGTCAGGTCAGGGTCAGCCCGGCGGGCATGAAGAAGGGGCCGGATTCCGGCCCCTCGTTCGCGTGTTCGATCAGGCTGCGAGCATGCCCAGCTTCACCGCGAGCGCGGAGGCACGCCGCCTACGGTCCGGGCTCTTCGCCTCCGTCTCCTCCAAGACGATCCGCTTCGCGTACCCGTTGTACTGGATCGTCTCCGGCGCGGCCTCGTGCGCCTGCGCCAACGTGGCGAGGGCTACGTCCGGCTGCCCGTCCAGTTGGAATCCGCGGGCCTCTTCGATCCGGTGCCGGGCTCGGCGCGGACGGGACGGGATGGTCAAGGCGTCGGCCGCCGCAGCCTGCCGTACCGACTCCCCACCGGCGTGCAGCTCGACAGCGATCGTCACCGCGTGCGCGCCCATGATGGCCCGGGAGAACGACGTCACCGGGTGGTAGTAGTCGGCAGGCAGCCGGTCGGCCATGGCGCGGGCCTCGTCCCAGTGCCGCCAGGCCGTTCCCGTGTCGCCGCGGCGGGCCGCGGTGTAGCCAGCCTCAAAGGTGAGCGCGCCGGTGATGGCGAGGACGTCGTTCGGGGCGTCGGAGAGCAGCGGGTGCAGGTAGCTGAGTGTGGCCTGCGTGACGTCGTCCGCGGCATCGAAGTGGGCGGGGCCGCTGTCGCGGTGTGCCTGCGCGGCAAGCCAAGCGGCGACGCCGATGGTGTGCGGATCTGCCGAGTCGCGGGCGGCGACCATGCCCCGCTCGGACACTCGCCACAGGAGCGCGGCGTCGGGCTGGTAGGCCACGAAGAACTGAGCCAGGGAATACACCTCGGAAAGCACGGCCTGCGCAGCGCGCCGGTCGGCTGCCGTGTCGGCCTGTAGCGCGGTCGCCTGCGCGTCCCGGATCAGATCCGGCAGAAGCGAGCCGACGACGTCGCGGTGGTTCGGTGCCGTGTGCCGGGCCGCCCAAGCACGGGCGAGACGATGCCGCAGGTGCGCAGCCGGCGGCGCTTCCCGCTCGGTGATCAGCGGGAAGGTGTCCACCGCCGCTTTGACCGCGGCCAGGCGCGGGTGTCCGGGGCCGGTGAACAGGTCGACGTGGAGGGACTGATCACCGGTGAGGTCCGCCAAATCGCGAACGCGCAGAACTTCGGCGATACGCAGGACGGTTGAGAGCTTCGGCATGTGCTGCTCGCCGCTCTCGACCTTCTTCACCCACGACGGCGAGACGCCAAGCAGGCCCGCAAGGACGGGCCGGCTGATACCTCGGCGCTCTCGAAGAATCTGCATGCGTTGCCCGAACGCCATCGGATTGGCGTATGGGTCCGGGGTAGCATCGGATGGCATGGCCTTGCCCCTCTCCTACAGCTTCGTCACTGTCAGGGTATGGGGCGGGGCCCTTTTGCGTGCATGCTCCGTTGAATCATCGCCGCGGTCTGTTCTCCGCTCGTTCCCAACCTGCTTGTGACCTGCGGAAATCTGGCCGTCAGCGGATGTGTGATCCGGCGATTGTCAGTGGCGGTCGATACGGTCGAGGGTTCATGCCGAGCGCAAAACGCCCCGGCACCCATCACGACGCCGGGACGTTCAGTCTGTGCCGCTCACACGGTGCCGTGGAGCGGATCAATCGCGGGCCATTCGTCGAACCGCAGCGCCCGGATACGGGTCCGGCCGATCCAGAACGATTGCCCGCTCTCTTCGTCGTATTGCTCGGTCCACTGCCACGCCTCGGCGCCGCCCTCAACGACCGCCAGACCGAGCGCGGCAAGAGCGTCGTACCGCTCCAACAGCGTGGGGGGTGTGGACCGGCTGTCCCACCTCGCCCGCACCTCCGACTCTTCACCCTCGCCGTCCGCCAGGTGCATGCTCCAACACCCTTCGGGGGTGTAGAAGGTGCTCCAGATGACCAGCGCCGACCAGCCCGCGTAGTCGACGCCCTCGCCGCCCATCAGGAGCCCCCCAACAGCACCTGGACGTTGCCGCGCCCCTGAACCTGCACGGCCTTCCTGAGGGTGTTCACGAGGAAGTTGTCGACCTCTCGTCCACTGGAGTTGATCGTGAGTTCGACCTTCACCGGGGCGCCACTGGCCGTGCCGTTCCCGCTCTGGCCACCGGTCAGAGCAGGCACCGGCATAGGCGGCACCGCGATCGCCTGCGACGCGCTCGCCATCAGCCCCGACACCGCCGACGACACGGCCGCGCCGCGGGACCGAATACCGGCCGCCATCGCGTCGCCGATCGACTGGCCCGAGTACAGGACCCAGCCCTTCCCGGAGAAAGCACCCTCCTTCGCGGGCGAGAACGGGAAGTAGTCCCGCGCCCTCGACACCACGCCAGCAGCAGCCGCCGCCACCTCACCGATCTTCGACCAAATGCCGTCGATGAACCCGGAGATCAGCGACCGGCCGGAGGCGAACAGGACCACCGACATGTCACCGAGCGCACGCTTCGCCCGGCCGGGCAGACCCTTGATCCAGTCGATCGCCTCGCCGATCCGGCGGGTCAACGCCGACACCATCGCGATACCGGCTTCCGTCATCCGGGCCTTCAGCTTGGAGCCCAGATCAGACAGTGCGGCCCACGCTTTGCCGGGCATCTCCTTGAAGTTGCGGACGACGCCAGACACCATGTCCAGCGCCAGTTTCTTGGCCTTGTCGAGCGCGCCGGAGAAGTCGCCGGAGAGCAGGTCAGCGACGATCTGCAATGCCGGGATCAGGATGTTGCTGATGTTGGACGACAGGACCCACGCGAGGACACCGGCCAGCTTGCCCACCAGGTCGATGATCTTCGGCAGGTGAGGGGCGATCTTCTCCAGCAGCTCGGCACCGAGCGCGGCCAGTTCCTCGATCAGCGGCGCGCAGGCCACCATCAGATCGGCAAACGCGACCGCGATCGTCTCGAGCGACGGAGCCAGTTCGACCAGCAGATCGCCCAGGAAGTCGAGCCAGAACACGAGCTGATCCGCCAGCAACCGCGCCAACGGCTCGATGATCGGCGTCAACGCCGCGATGATCGGCGTAAGCGTGCGCCCCAGGATGTCGGCGAGCGTTTTCACGACCGGGGCCAAGCCCTTGAATACGACGGCCACGGCGTCAAGGAGCGGCGTCAGCGCCGGCAGCAGAGCGGCGACCAGCTCGCCGATCACGGGCAGGATTGGTGCCAGCGCCTCGACCAGTGCGCCGACCGCCTTCGCCGCGGATGCCAGCACCGGGCCGAGGGCCTTGGCAACCGGCTGTAGGGCCTCACCGATCGCTATCGCCACCGTCTTCAGCGGCGGGCCGAGAGCCGTGAGCGCCGGGCCGAGCGCGTCGGCCAGGGTGGTTACCACCGGGGCGAGGCCCTGCACCAGGGCAGACAGGGCGGGGCCGCCGGCTACGGCGAGTTGGCCGATCAGCTTGCCGAGCGAGGGCAGGATCTCGCCGATTCCAGCGAACAGCCCGGAGAGCCCTTCGGCGGCCCCTGCGGCGCCTTCGCTCATGCCGCGGAAGAAGCCGGCGAGCCCTGCCCCGAGATCGACCAGGCCGCCGCTCAGTGCCGTCATGACGGGTGCTGCGGCTTCGATCGTGTCGGCCAGGGCCGGGGCCAGCTTCTCGAACATGCCCATCAGGCCGTCGGCCAGCGTTCCGATCTGCGGGGCGACCGCCTCGAACGCGCGTCCCAGGGATGGGGCGATGCGGTCGAAGCTGGCGGTCGCGTCCGTGGCGATCGACAGCAGCTCGGTCTTGATGGGGGCGGACATCTCCTGTATCTGGCCCCATGCGTGGTCTTTGAGGTCGGTGAACGCCTTCTGTACTTCTTCGGACTGGGCTGCTGCTGCGATGCCGATGCCGGCGAAAAGTGCGGGGATGGCGGCGAGGGCGGCGCCCGCGATGATGGGGGCGGTGTACAGCGAACCCATGCTGCCCTTGAGGACAGGTCCGAGCAGGCCGGCGGCCTTGGTGATGCCGCCGATGGAGCGGCCGAGTCCGTCGCCTTCGTCGCTGCCGGTCCGGAGACCGGCGGCGATCTGCTCGCCCAGGGATGCGAACCGGCCGTCGAGGTGCCGGAGGCGGCCCTCTGTGTCGCGCTGGAAGCCGCGCATGCGGATCTCTGCGTCGTCGAGACCACGGCGCATGCCGCGATCGTCCGCCCGGATAAAGCCGACCAACTCACCGATGTTGAGCGCCATGGTCACCGCCTCCTAGCTGGTCGCCATCAGGCGGTCGTATCGGGTCCGGTCCTCGGTCCACACTCGGCACCGATCGCCGAACGGCATCGCGAGCAGTTGCTCGCGGGTGTCGGGTAGGGCGAACTCGGGTGCGGGCTGCGGGGCTCGGTCGCGGGCCACCTGTTCGGCATGGCGTTGCGCCGCCGGCGACACCCACCCGACCTGTTCGGGGGTGCGGCGGATCGGTGCCGGGTCGCCCGCCGTCTCGGTGATGTGCTCACGGGCGGCGGTCACTTGGCACCACCCGCGTTCCGCGCGGCGGCGAGCTTGTCGAGGGCAGGGTGCAGCGTGCCGCGTGCACGGTTGGCCTGTACCTTGACCGTCTCGTTCACGAACTCAGGGCCGCCGCTCGGAGCACGCCGGATCTTGTGACGGGTGTTGAGGTCGTCGAGCATCACGGCCAGGCGGGCCGCCGCGCCGCCCGCAGTCCGAAGGTCACCGGGGCCGAATGTCACCGCGCCCTCGCCATGGAAGCTGATGTCCCATCGGGGCGTTGTGGGTGACGCGGGCGGGCCGGCCATCTCCTCTGCCTTCCCGCGCGTCCGCGGCGCACCCGCGGCCTGTAGCAGCCGTGCCGCCTTGTTTACCGCGGCGTCGAACTCGTCCGACAGGGCGAGGAACGCCTCGACGGCGCCCTGTGCGGCCATGTACGCGGCGGTGAGCCTGTCGGCGGACGCCGGACCGGTGTTGAGCAGTTCGAGCGCCTGGGCGTGCTTCTCCTGCCGCGCCTTCTCCGCAGCCTTGGCCGCGGCCTTCTCTGCCTTGCGTACGGCGGCCTGGTGTCGGAGCTTCGCAAAGCGGGAAAGCTCGCGCTGCTCGGCGAGCTGCTGCGGGGTCACCTTCGTGTCGCCGTCGATGACGCGCTCTTCGAGGGCGGTCACCAGGGCGTCGGCCTCGGCGGCTT